CAAGATTTAAAGAATCGTCAAAACTCTACAGACGATCTTGATGAGTTTGTCAAACAGAAGTTAGAATTACAAATGAAGACTTTGTTTGACTCTGCAACCGCCTTATATCAACAGATGTTAGAGGAAGGAGTTGCAAAAGAATGTGCCAGAATGGTCTTACCACTTTGCACACCAACAAGAATCTATATGACAGGTTCTTGTAGATCATGGATTCATTATATTGAACTGAGATCCGCTCATGGAACTCAGAAGGAACACATGGACATTGCACAGGCATGTAAAACTGTATTCATAGAACAGTTTCCAATCGTTTCTGAAGCATTAGAATGGAGAAATGGTGTG